AGGCAATGGATTGAAAGGTCTCATTGCTACTGGGTATCAATATACCCGACAGCAACAAACAATGATCGCTAGTTGGAATACGTTAACTGGGTCTGCTTCTAAAGGGCAAGAAATGGTCGACATGACTAATAAACTTGCTATTTCAGCGCAGAACTCGACTGAAATGGTCAACGATTTAAATCAAAAATTCTATGCTGTTACAAATAGTGCCGGCAAAACTAAAGACCTTTCGCAGGCTGTTTTGACGTTACAGGATGCTTTTAATCAAAGTGATGCGTCTATTAAGAACTTTTCGACTCAATGGGCGCAAATGGTTGGTAATGGCAAAGCAAGTGCACAAGACATGCTGTCAATTCAGAATGTGTTCCCAAAGTTCCGGCAAGAATTATTAGCTTATGAGCGTGATGCAACTCACAACAAGAATCTTACTATGCAACAACTGAATGACATGATAAGCGATGGGAAGATCAGCTCTAAGGCAATGAATGATGTTCTTATTGGCATGGGGAACAAATACAAAGATGCTACTAAGAACTTTACTAATACGCTTGATGGTATGGGCCGGATCATTAAGACAACCGCCCCACGTTTGCTCGGTGCATTAGTTGAACCATTTACTAAGGCTCAAAATCCAATTTATAAAGCCGTTTCTAACTGGGTATCTGATCCTAGAACACTAAAAGAGTTTCAAAATGCTGGGAAGAATATTGCTAATACTTTTAATAGCGCTATTTCTTCAATTACGAAATTCATGAGCAGTATGCAAGGAATCAATAAAATTATTGGCGCCGTTATCAAGAATTTGGGAAGTGGTGTCTGGATAGGTTTTAAACTAACCATTGAAATAATCGCCGAAGCTTTTAGCTTAATCGGCAAAGCTGTAAATGCAATTGTCAATCCTTTAGGCAAAGCAACCAAGGGTATTAAAGGCATTGGTGCCCTGGCGACTCCCCTTAAAGCTGTAGGCGTTGCTATGGGTGTTGTCGGTGCGATGGCAACTACTCATGCTATCGCGATAGGTGCTTATAAAACGGCGCTATTAGCAGCAGCAGGGGCAAGTAAAGTTTTTGCAGCCGCACAAGCTGCTCTTGATGCTGTTATGAGCTTGAATCCTATCGGCATAGCAGTTGTTGCTATTGGCGCACTTGTTGCAGTGTTCGTGCTTGCTTACAAGCACATTAAGCCATTCAGAGATATAGTAAATAAAACAGGAGAAGCAATTAAAAAGCTTTTTACTGGTAAATATGATTGGGAAAAAGCCTTTGGTAAAGGATTATCTAAACTTGGCAAGAGTTTTCAAAACTTTGCTAAGAAAATACCACAATTTTTCAAGGGTGTCGGCAAAGCAATAATAAAAACAATTGTTATTGGTTTGGCGTTACCAGTTGGAATTGGTATAACTCTAATGAAACCATTGATAAAGCCGTTACAAAACAGTACCAAATCTTTAATTAAGACTGTACAAAAGCAATGGCAAAGTTTCTCAAAGTGGCTTGGTAAATTGTTTGATCCTGTTGCTAAGCTATGGGATCGTGTTTGGAACGGTTGGGCACGTATTTTTAGTACCGTTTGGAAAGCATTAAGAAAGACTGCTTCTAGTGGAATGCAAGCGATCGAAAGGCTAATTAGTCCTGCTGTTAAGGCTATTGAAAAAGTATGGGCTACCAGCTGGAATGCAATCGCTAGTTTCTTTTCTGGAATTTGGCGCACATTAACATCATTGGGTAGCAGTGGTATGCAAACCTTACATAATGCTATCTCTGGCCCACTAAATACAATTAGCAGTATTTGGCATTCTGTTTGGAATGGCATTTCAAGTTTCTTTAGAGGAATTTGGAACGGTATTAAACAAGCCGCTCAAGACGGAATGAATGGTGTTATCAACGTCATTAACGCTGGTATTGGTGGAATTAATAAGGTTTGGAGTTTCTTCACTGGTCACGGTACTGGTGTTAAAGAACTAGGCCATGTTCACTTTGCACAAGGTGGTACTGTTCATCGTCACTTGTCTGTTATCAATGATGGCGATGGCCCTGATTGGAAAGAATTAGTCCAAACTCCTGATGGTAACTTATTTATGAGCCAAGAGCGAAATTGGACTGGTTTCTTACCGGAAGGTACACGAGTCTACAGCGGTACTGAAACACGGCAGATCATGAATGCTGTGGGTGTTTCTCATTATGCTACTGGTGGTATTGTCGGCGCTCAACATTTCGCTGATGGTGGAATTATTGGCGAGGGCATCGACTGGGCTAAAGGTTCGCTTGAAAATATCGGTAGCTGGCTTGGCGACAAGTTCAGCGCCCTTGAAGATTTCTTAGCAGATCCGTTAAAGGCTACTAAGGGATTACTGGAAAAGGCAACCAGCGGACTGTACAAAGGCTTAGGCAACTTTGCTGATGTTGCGCATGGTGCAATGGATAAACTTACCCAGCCAATTGCTGATTGGTTCAAGAAAGGACTAGAAAAGCTTGAAGCTCAATTTGAGTCCGGTGGTGCTAGTCCTGACCTAATTCGTGCCGCCGCTGCTAAGATGCATGTTGCTATTTCTGGCGGAGATATTAGTCACATTATGAATGTTATTAAACATGAATCTGGTGGCAATGCTCGTGCTATTAACAATTGGGATAGCAATGCCAAAGCAGGCCATCCTTCTAAGGGTATTCTGCAATTTATTGATGGTACTTTTAGGAAATATGCCGTTGCAGGCCATACAAACATTTACAGTCCGTTCGATCAATTGTTGGCGATGTTTAACGATACGACTTGGCGATCCGATTTAACGCTTGGTGGTTGGGGTCCAACAGGTGGCCGACGATTTGCAACTGGTGGCGAAGTGTTCGGATTAACTAATGCAATCATTGGCGATAATCCAGAACATCACGAATTTATCTTAAATCCTTATGCGGTATCTGCTGAGCCGTTACTTGACAGAGCCTTTGAAGCTACTGCGCAAGCACAACCGGCTAACTCATCAACTGGCAACGGTAATTCTAAGCTAGACCAGATGATTGATCTTCTTGGAAAGGTATTAGTTGCTATTGAAAACCAAGAGACTGATATTTACCTCGATGGTGAGAAAGTCACTGATGATGTAAGTAAACGGCAAGGTAAAACGTGGAGATTGCGTAAGAATTAGAAAGGAGTATAGGTAGTTTGTTACAAGTGTTTTCAACAAGAACTGATAAGCCACACGCTTACGGTTACGGTGACATTCGGAGTCCGGTATTCACCCCGTACGAATTCTCAATTAGTCCAGATGGTAAAAACTGGACGAGTTGTTTTGATGTCCCAACGCTAGATGGTGTCTATTGCACTGTTCCGCCTGACGTTCAACCGGCTACTCGGACAAATAACTTGCGTAAAGTTGGATTACAAGATGGTTCACGGTTGCTGTCAACTACTTACGACACTCGCGACTTTACAATGTCGATGATGTATTCGGGTGTCAGCGAAACTGATGCAATGCTTGAATATGATGCACTGCAACAGTTTCTAATTAGCCGTGAAGCTTATTGGATTTGCTTTTCTAACTGGCCTCATCGTATGTATTACGTTGTCGCTAAGATGGATAAGCCTACGTATAGCAACGAAAAGAACTGGACTTGCAACGTTACCTTTACTGATTTGTATGGTTTAAGCCGATCAATCGGTACTTCCCAAGATTACCCAGATGATGTTTGGGGAGTTGGCAACGATATGCCGGAAGGAGTAGATCCACAATATACGTTCACTACTAACACTTTTAGCGTGTATAACTTAGGGAATGTGTTAATTGACCCTGACCGGCGCGGACACCCCTTAAAAATAATCCTTGACGGTCATTCAGATGGCAATTTGAAGATTACCAATAAAACAACTGGTGATGCGATCACTCGTGCTGGGATGGAGATAAACGGCAAAGCGGTCAATTCTTCTTTTGATGGTCAATTTGTTATTGATGGAGTTCGCGAAACACTTAATGGTAAATCTGATACTATGAACTGCACTCCCGACACACTTACACTTCAAATTGGCAAGAATGATTTTCAAATTGATAACTTCAAAGGCACGATTAAATTTGATTTTCCAATGTGGTGGTTCTCATGATACGTGATCAAGTTGTTTTAACAAATGGATTGGATAATTTTTCTAATACGCAAGGAGAAGCAGTTGACTATAGCGACTTACACGACTCATTCAAAGTAAATTATCAGTTAAGCTCTGCTTACGAAATCTCACTTACATTAACCTATACAGACCAATTTGCGGAGGCTTATAAGCTAGCAAAGATGAAGCGATACGTTGAATACGCTTATGACGATGGGACTCGCCAATTCTTTGCAATTCAGCAAATGGAAGATGGTGTTGATGAGACTGGTCAACCAACATTACAAATAACAGCTACTCATGCACTAATTGATTTAATGAAGAATATCCGAATAGACCCCAAACAGCCAACAGAAGACAATCCAGATGTTAGCGGTTCGGGGTCTGATAGTTCTAGCGATT